CGACGGCTCCAGCCGCGAGATCGTCTCCACCGACGAATACTTCGTCCGTGGCGTGAAGCTGGCCCTCAAGTCCAGCACCTCCGCGATCGAGAAGAAGCCCGGCGACGGCTCCTCCACCACCCCCGGTGGCTCCGCCTCCAGCTTCCTGGCCAAGGCCTACAACCTCCAGCCGATCACCGGCCCGGTTGTTCAGGGTGAGCCCTTCCCCCTCGGCGGTAACTACCCCGGCGCCAAGCTGACCGCCACCGCGGCCATCACCAAGTCCGGCTCCACCGTCGGCTCCATCGCGGTCACCGGCCAGGGCTACGGCTACACGTCCACCCCGACGGTCACCATCTCCGGCGGCGCCGGCACCGGCGCAACCGCCGTGGCCACCATCACCAACGGCCAGGTCACCGCCATCACCGTGACCGCTGCGGGCACCGGCTACACCGGCACCCCGGTCGCCACCGTCGCAGCCCCGTAAGGATAGGCAATGCCAGCACTAGGAACAGTCGCGCAGATTGCGGCCCGCATCGGCGAGCCGATCACCGCGCCTGAAGACATCCAGCTGGCGATCGCCGTTCTCGACGAGGCGTCGGAGCAGATCCGGCATTACGCGCAGCAGCCCTATTGGACTGCCGAGACAGCCCCGCCGGTCGCGGTCACCATTGCGGTGGCCGCGGCTGCGCGCGGCTATTTGAACCCTTCCGGCTTCGATATGGAGCGCGGGGATCTCATAACCTTCAATCGTAACAAGGATTATGTCTCGGGCGCAAGCCTTACTGCTCAAGAGATCACGATTATCAAGGCCCTGGGTCGGACCGGCAACGTCCGCTCCGCCGGCCTTGCCAGCTCAGCACGTCCCGTGCCGCGCTCACGGTCCTGCGCCGAGGACAGGGGTTACGCCCCGATCCTTGGGGGCACCAAGCCATTCCCGCTCGGACACGACTGCGGGTTCGGCTGATGCGCCGGTCCATCCTGCTCGACAGGGGCAGGTCCAGGATGCTCATCTACCCCGAGGTCATCGTCATCAACTCCCGCGGCGACCAGGTGAAGATCCCTTCCGAGACTCCGGTCGAGGTGTGGGTCACCACCAGTTACCAGCGCCAGGGTGACGGCGAACTCGCCGGCCAGGTCTCCATCAAGACGATCCGCTGTGTGACCAGGAGCGCCCCCGTGGGCTCCTGGGCCCGCATCGAGTTCGAGGGAGAGGACTGGGACCTCGCGGCCCCGGCCCGGTTCTCCCCCGGACTGTCCAGGAACACGCAGCACGTCGAGTTCATCATCCGATCCCGCAACAGACTGGATGAGCCCAATGCCTAACATCGACTGGTACCACCCCGCCCGCGGCGGCCGTGGCCCCGAGTCCTCCACCGGGGCCGTGGTCAGCCACTTGCCCGGCGTCCGTGCCGCGGTGCGGCTCCAGGCCAACTCCATGGCCAGCACCGCCTGGCTCACCCTGCTCTTCCACCGACAGACCGGCGCGGCCTCCGTTGAGGTGATCGCACCGCCGACCACCGAGCTGGACTGCCACGTTGCCCTGCACGACACCGACCCCGGCGGCAACGGCAAGGGCGGCCCCAACAAGCACAAGCGCTCGGCAATGTCGATCGAGTTTGGCTGGACCACCAAGAACGGCAAGCACGTCGAGGGCATCCACGCCCTGCAGCACGCCATTAACGTGGCGGCCTCCCGTTACGGAGGCTCATAATGCCGATGCCCCCCGACGAACTGCCGATCTTCGGCTCCGTTGACGGGCTGATCCGGGTGGTCTTCGAGCAGTTCTTTGCCGACATGGACGTCCATGTCTACACCATATTCTCCGAGAACATGCAGACCCCAGCCATCGTCGCCCGGCGCGACCGGCGCTCGGGCACGCTTGCCCTCCAGACCAGGGATGACCGGTTCATGCAGCCGGCCATCATCATGGTCTCGACCATCACCGACGGCCCCGACGCCGACGAGATGGGCGAGGAACTGCAGGAGATGTGCCGCTATGCACTGCGCCAGGCGCAGCAGCTGCAGGTGTCCGTCCCCGGATGCGGGTCAATCGCGGTCCTAGAAGGATCCACGCACCCAGCCAAGGTCGCCGACTGGCAGACATCAACGTCAGTCGTCCAGTATGCCAGCCTGCCAAAAATCGCAGTCCGGTACGAGGCGATCTACCGCTTATTGGTCAGACCTCCTGACCAACAGACCATCACAAACCGTTTCAAGCCCCAGCCATAAGGCGGGGCTTTTTTCATGGGGCTGACGCCCTTCTTCTAGGAGAAACATCTCATGGCACTTGACAGCGCTGCCGTTCTGAAGGTGGGTGTAGGGCACTTCTACACGGCCCCGGTAGGAACCGCCCTCCCCGCAGACCTTCGCAACCCGACCGGAACCTGGACCCACATGGGCCACACCTCGGTCTCCGACATCCTCTCCGCCGCCTCCGAAGGCGGCGAGACCACGACCCTGCGCTCTCTCCAGAACGCAACCCTCCGGACCACGACCGCGGCCCGCACCGAGGCCTTTGTAATGCGACTTTTGCAGTTTGATGCTCCGAGTCTGAAGCTGTATTACGGCTCAAACAGCTCGGTCGACGGCAGCGGAAACGTCAACGTCCCGTCCAACCCGGTCGCCACCGAGGTTGCCTGGCTGGTCGTCTTCTACGACGGCCAGATCACGGCCGGCGTGTACGCCCCCAAGGCCTCCATCCTGCGCTCCGATGACCTGTCGGTCGCTGATACCGAGAACTTGGTTCAGCTCTCCGTCAAGGTCACGCCGCTGCAGAACGGCGCGAACGACTACACCTTCCGGTGGCTGACCCCGAAGGTCATCATGTCCACCGCCACGGCCACCGCCACCCGCACGGCCAACGCCGTCTCCGCGGTCAACGTGGTCTCCGGCGGTTCCGGCTACACCACCGTCCCGGCTGTCACCTTCTCCGGTGGCGGCGGCACGGGCGCAACGGCCACCGCCGTTGTGACCGGCGGTGTGGTGACCTCCATCAACCTGACTGCCGGCGGCTCCGGCTACACCACAGATCCCACAGTGGCTGTCGCTGCCCCGTAGTCCTGAAGACCCCTGCGGGGCCCGGGTGCGGACCCCGGCCCCGCAGGCACCCCTTAGTACCAACTTGGTACGACACCAGTCCGCAACCAGTACCACACCACTACACAGGAGTCCGCACATGTCCGCACTGTCGCTCGATGACCTTCGCAAAGGCGCCGAACAGAAATACCCTGACTTTGAAATTGAGATGGAGGAAGGCCGGGTCCTCGGATTCAAGCCACTCTTCCGCCTGCCCAAGGACAAGCGCAAGGCGGTAGCCGCCGCGTTCGACCTCAAGGAGCGCGTGGAGGCCCTCGGCGAGGACTCCGACGTCGACCAGCCCGAGCTGTTCATTACGGTCATCTCAGAGGCCCTGAAGGCCGCTGAGCGCACCAAGGGTGACCACGACGCCCTGGTCAAGTGGGCCGGTACGGAAGATCTCGGGATCTGGCTGTTTATCTTCACCAACTACTCCGAGAGCACCGACCTGGGGGAAGCGCAGCCCTCGGAGAGCTAATCGACTCCGGGTACGGCGAGGAGATCTACCTCGATCTCAAAGAGTATTGGGACTTCGACCTCGTCAGCTTTCTTGCTGGCGAGGTCTTTTCCTCTATGCCGATCATTCTTGCCATGCTCAGGAACCTTCCCGAGGGCTCGCGCTTTACCGCCGCCATGGCCGTTGACCGTGCCGAGGAGTCTGACGACGCCGGGGACTTCTTCGATGCCGACCCGCGCCGCGAGGCTGTCGCGGATCACCGCACGTGGACCCTGGACCGTCGCCTGCAGGCCACTCAAATCAACGCAACCTACAGCCTCATCCGCGTATCCGCCGAATGGGGCAAGGAAGGGCCGCCGGACTTCCCCGTGATCGGGCCTGCCTCCTGGCAGCCCGAAAAGAAGTCGAGCGAGCCAGAAAACCTCTTCGACGTACTCAAACAGATGGGATGGCCAGGTGGCTAATCTAAAGTTGGTCGGTGCCGTGGCAATTAAAGTCAGGCCCGACGCCGATGGTTTCCGCAGGGAAACCCAGCGCCAGGTGGACAAGGAGCTGGCCGGCTATTCGGCCAAGGTCAAGGTCGAGGCCAAGGTCCACGCTGACACGTCCGCGGCCCGGACCGAGATCGAGAAGTTCCAGCAGGAGACCGAGCACAAGATCTTCAACCTGAAGGTCGGACTGGACCATGACTCGGTCCGCCGCGCCCAGGAGCAGCTGAACGCCGCGATCAAGAACCACCAGGCAGAGCACATCAAGGTCGACCTCGATGACCCGGCGGACGTTGAGGCCAAGCTTGAGGAGCTGCGGCGCCGGCTTGAGAGCGCCCCGGTCGAGGTGAAGTTCCACGCCGACGAGGCCGGGTTCCGATCCGTCCTGGCCAAGATCGAGGAGATCCGCCGGGAGAGGCTTGAGGAGGAGATCTCCTTCAGCATCAACGAGGACGGCCCCGACGGCCTCCGGGAGACCGAGGCGGAGATCAGGCGCCGCCTCGGCGAGGAGAAGATCACCCTCGCGTATGACCTGGATGAGGCCTCGCTGGCCGCGACCCGGGCGAAGCTGAAGGCTCTCCTGGGCGACGGGCACAAGCAGATCCAGATCGAAACCACTCTCGACGACTTTGCGCTGCTGGAGCAGCTGGCCCGGGTCGATGCCCTCATCCTTGAGGAGAACCGCAAGAAGATCAGGATCGAGACCGAGATGAACGCGGCGTCGGTGCTCGGGGCTGCCACGGTTCTGAATCTTCTGACGCGGAACCGGACCGTCACCATCACGGCCCGGCTGCGGGACCTGACCTTCCTGACCGCCGCCAAGCTGACCGGCCTGCGGGCCGTGACCCGATGGACCGAGGAGTTCGGCCGGGCGGTCGGCACCCTGGACCGGAACCTGCCGATCCTGGCCGCCGCCACGCTCCTGATCTCCCAGCTGTCCTCGGGCATCCTGACCCTGACGGCCGACATGTTCAGTCTCGGCAACGGACTCGGCCAGGTCATCCGCGGCATGGCCCTGCTGGCCCCGGCCATGCTGCTGGGTCTGGGCTCCGTGATGATCGTCATGCTGGGCGTGTTCAAGGACTTCGGCGCCGCCGTGCACGGCATCGACGCGGCCCTGAAGCGGCTCCCGCCGGCCGGGCAGGAGGCTGCCCGGAAGCTGCGGCCGATCTTCGCCGACATCCGGCAGACCGTCACGGAGAACTTCTGGGACAGGGCCTCCGATGCGATGCTCCGCTTCGTCAACTCGGCCCTGCCGGCCGTGGGGGCCGGGCTGGGCAAGTTGGCCGGCTCCCTGGGGCAGACCTTCGGCACCATCCTGGATTCCTTCACCCGGCTGGCCCAGAGCAGCGGGATCAGCGTCTTCTTCTCCAACCTGAGCCGCGGGTTCACCATCGCGGGGCCCGGCTTCGCCGCCTTCTTCGACGCCTTCAATAAGCTGGCCGTGATCGGCTCGACCGTCTTCATCCGGATGGGGACGGCCTTCAATGACATGTCCGCGGATTTCAAGGACTGGACCGACCGGGTTTCGGCCGACGGGTCGCTCAAGCGCTGGATCGACGAAGGCATCCAGGGGCTCAAGGACCTGTTCAACGCCGGGGGCTCGCTGGTCCGGGTGTGGGGCAACATCGGCCGGGCCGCGGAGAATGCCGGGGCCCTGACGCTGTCCAGCTTCGCGGCCATGCTCGACAGGTGGGACCAGGTCACCAACAGCGCCCGCTTCCAGAAGAACATGAAGCTCATCTTTGAGGGGGCCCGGGAGGCCAGCGATACCTTCCACAAGGCCCTCGGCTCGCTCGGGCCGGCGATGGATACCTTCTCGGTGACCATCAAGCACACCCTTTCCAACGCCGGCGCGGCCCTGGGGGCCTTTGTCCGCCTCATCGGCGATGTCATTTCCAGCCCCCTGGTGGACCGCGGCCTGACGACCTTCCTGACCGGGCTG